ACTCGTACTTGAAGAGCGTTAACTTCGCTTCAGGGTCAATCATGTTTGGAACTAACAGGCCACGTTGCTTCCCAGCATTGTAGTTGTCAATGATTGACTGAAATGATTTAAGAACTGCCTTGTCTTCGTCAGAAGCACTTGGGTCTAAGTATCGAGGCGGAATCTCAATCTTGAGAATACCTTGAACATCTTTAGCAACACCAATTAATTCTTGATCTTGAAGAAGAGATAGCTGCTTGAAGGCAAGATAGATATTCTTGTAGATTGAATTGCCTTCAGGATTACCCTTGGTCGGGCTAGCGGTGAAGAGAAGAAATTTCTCTCTAGGAATTTCAATGTTACCGTTCTTGTTTGTTCGGCTTGAAAATCTATAAGAGTTCTCTACATTTCGAACTGTCTGTTCGACGCCTACTAAGTCTGCTCCGTCTTCAGACCAGAGCCATTTGCAGATTGTCTCTTGTGCTCTCGGGGCCAGTTTCTTCAGCCCTACAAGACCGTCGTCATACTTAGAACCATTTTTCTTGAGGCGTCTACGAAACACTTTTTCGTTAACTCCGAACCCAAATTCTAGGTAAGGAATAACAGACTCAATGAATTCATCCCAACTGTGTGTCATATCGTGCATCATTTGCTTCACAGCATTTGCACGATCCTTGGCTTTGTCGTCAGCACCTTTCGGTGCTTCCACATCCCACTTAACTCTAGAAATCATCATTCTGTAAACATTCATCGCAGCACCAACTGTAGGGTTATTCCGCATTTCGTTTACAGTGCAAATGAATTCTGGATATCTAAAAACTCTTTGAGTTTCCTCTAGAATTCTTCCCCCAGATGTTTGTAATCCGAGGACACCTTGTTCACCAAGTTTCATTCTTGGAACTACTACGCCTTCATCTGGAGATAGGTTGGCAGCATCACTTTTTGATTTTTTTGCTCTAGGCATTAGTTTGTTGCCTCCTACTTTTAATAATGTGCATTATACACCATAAAGTGAATTTTGTCAAGTATTTTCTTTAAATACGAGGAAGAGGAGACGCCATTTCCATATTTGGAACAGAGAATACAGGAATTTGAAGTTGCTTAGAAAGAGTGTTGAAGGCATCTGCTGTCGCATCAACCTGATCATCTCGATTGGTTCTCAATCCCTCGAATAATTCCAACTCTGTCAAATATTCTTCGTTCCATTCTCCCTTGACCAGACGAACAAAGCCCGATTCGGCTAACGTACAAAAAGGTAAGAACCTTGAAATTTTTCCACTATGGCCTGAAACTACGACAGATTTCGCAGGAATCCCGTTCTCAGCCAGAGTCCTCATGTAGAAAGCATTTGCAGCTTTCCCTCCAGCGCCTGGGTCTTTAGGAATAGTCACTTGACAAGAATCTACGCCATCATGATGTCCAACATCAATAATGCTTTTTATAACCCCGTCTGATAATTTTCTAAACCTTTCAACATCCTCAATGTAATAATATCCTAGTTTATCTCTAGACATTTTTACACCCGCTGTATAGTCAGGATTCTTATTTGTTTCAGAAACAACAGATGCAGCCAAGTCCCAAGAACGAACTCTGGAAACTGCATTAATTGGGGGACGGTCTACAATTTTAATCCACTCTCGTCTGAAATACCCAGAACCTTCCGCTCTAGCTGTCCAAGAACCATGTAAATATCGGAGTTGGTTCACTCTTGGCTGCGCAAGAAGTCCTGCCAAATATCCAGGATTGTTTTTCAGAAGAACGGGATTATCGTAAACTGTAAGAGGAATAAACCTAAATGACTTCGGTAAAAATACGGCCTCGCCTGGACTTGGCTTTTCTCCTACTTTCTTTCTCACCAAGCCCAGGTCTTTTCCGTGCCTTTCCCACAACTCGTCTTCACTGTCGGCAAAGTATATCTTACTGCCAATATTAATAAAGAAACGCGTTATATTTTCGACCCCTACTCTTGGAATACCTGTATCTGGGTCTAAAGAGTATTCAACCCAGTCATAAAGAAAAGACTCTCTAGACGGGTTACAAGTCATTGTTAAATTTAAGTGACCTCTGTATTTTGCGCCTCGAAGTCTACTTAGAAGGAATAGAATCTCTTCCTGAGTCCAGTCAGCAGCCTCATCTACCAACATATTAGTGGCTTGTAAGCCTTGCCATTCACTAATATCATCTGGAACAGCAGCAAATTGAATTGTTGCCCCGTTAGGAAATACCCACATCATAGGTTGGATTTTGTATTCCCCTCCAAAATGACGATAAATTCCTTTTGATTCGTCTATCAGCCCGCCTGATAGTTTTAAGTTTGGCTGTGATCTTCTTAAAATCAGAACTCTTGCGGCGGGGTCTTCGATATATACTAAAGCCTTGGTAAGACATGTATGACTATTGTGAGTGACAACATAATTAGTCGTAACGAAGAGTTTTCTTTCTCCAGATACAGCAATACAGGTTGCAAAATCCTTACCAATTAATTCCACAGACTCAACACGAAGACCAACACTTCTATTAGTACATCTCTCTTTTTTTCTAGTTAGACTGAAAAGATTTTTCTGATTCTTACCACGAATATAGAGTGTATGAGCAATTTTGCAATCAACACGAACACCGTTTTTGGTATAACTCGCAATTTGAGAACTTCTGGTTACAGAGAAACCTAAACTTTGTAGAATTTTTGTTAAATCGTCCGCTAATCTGCCGGATGTTGTGGTGTAATAAGTGTTTCCTCTGACACAAACATAACCGTCTGTGTCCATAAGTCCTTGCACTAGATCAAATTTCTGATTGACAGACCCGTTAAGATAGATTTCAGGAATAAATTTTGTATCTGAGTAAGTTCCAGCTAACCCCAAGTCACGCATAACTTGTCTTAAACCGGGAATGCCGTAAGTTTTTGCCTTCGTATCCTGCTTTTCGTATCCCCCGCTTACCCGGTTAGTCTCAGAGATTCTTGATAAAATCTCATCATCAGCTGAAGTAAGTAACACTCCACCGACCTTTGATATATGCCCATCTCCTAAGACAGCGCCCATAACGTATGGAGCAATAGGTAACTCTTTTGCAAAACCCCCAAGAGGACTTACCATTGGGACAATTGGATACATTTTTCTACCGGACGCTCTTCTTGTTAGCGCCCTTTTTAAATCTAATGTAGTGCCAACTCTTTGTCTTGCATACCCTCTGCCAGAACGATGATACTCCCAGAGGTGTTCTCCACAAGTCTCAACAGAGCGCCCATCTTGAAATGTGACTCTGTAAATATCAACAACACCTTGAGGCCATACATCTGTGACAATTTGAATCTCATTATCTGGAGATAAAACTTCGTCTCCAATTCTGACAGTTTCGATATTAACAAATCCAAATGGAGTTAATACTTTTTCACCGTGCCGAAGTGCTTTCCCTCCTCCTGCACCTCCCCCACAAAGTAGCACATCTGTGGAGTTATCTTGCAAGATTAATTGCTGCTTAATACTGCAAGGGCCGAAGACCAATTGTGGTTGGTCTTCGTCCTCTTGAGCAAAATAATTTTTTCTCTTACTTACCATTCTGTCCCTTATTAGAACAGACTCTCCTGCTGTTCAGTATTAATTGTTGCCGATGCTGTTCCAGAAACCGAGCCTGAACGAATTCTTACATACTTGCCAACGGCAATTTTTCTACAAATACTCCAAGGTTCAATGTCTACTTGTTGGAGCACCACGGCCAATGTGATTGTGTTAGAATTACGTTGACGAGCGATTGTTGTCCAGTCCCCAGGTGTAGTAGAGTTAGTGTCTGCTGTTTCCAAGAAGACAGTGATATCTGATGGCCCGCCAATTGTTGAAGTTGTTTGGAAAGTACCTTCATAGCAAACATCTGCAATTCTGGTTGTACTAACTTGGAACCCAGTAGCATTTGTTGATGTAACTAGCGAACGACTTGGAGCATTATTGATGCTCATGGTCGCCCCTGAAGTAACTCTTCCTTGAGCATCTGTGGTTACGTTCGTATAATTCCCAGCAGTACCTGTATTAGGAAGGCTAACTGCAATACTGCCACTTGTAGTAACAGGTGATCCAGTGACTGTCAGATTAGATGACGTAATGCCTACACTCGTTACCGTTCCAGGGTTAGCCGGGTATTGAGGAATATTCAAAACCCCAGTAGTGCTATTATAGGTCGCTGCTCCGCTTGTCCCTGTGGTTGTCAGACTGATAGCGCTTCTAGCGCCAGACTGATTAACATAGGCACTAGGATTGGTAGTATTGTAAGGAGTGAAACCAAGAGCGGCAGTTACTTGACCACTTGACACTGTTGTTAGATACCCAGCAGGATTGCTGCTTGAAGGATAGGCATCAAGTGTAGCAAGACTGCCGTCGCCTCTCACATACTGGCTTGTTGTACCCGAGGGTGAGGTAAATTTTCCATTAATCTGTGCTTGAATAGCAGAAGTCACACCGTCAAGGTAGCCGAACTCAGTATTATTTACTGCTCCTGCCGCAATGTTAGAAGCATTTGTAGTGTCCACATCTACTACATTGCCAAGACCGACATCTGTTTTTGTAAACACCAGGGTAACGTTGCTACTAAGAGTTTGACCATTCACCGTTCGTGTAGTCGGAACATAACCGTTCAAATCACTGACACTTGGAGAATCAATTGCAGTTCTTACCGAGGCAGCATTATTTGACTGATAAACTACAGCTCCAACTGTACCAGCACCAAGAACAGTATGAGCAGACAGCACAGACGTAACCGCCATTAGATCACTGCCAATAGTGCCTATAATTGGTAAATTAACTAAATCACCATACTCCCCTGTAATTGCAACAGTTGCAAAAGTCGGCCTATTCTCTATGTAGCCAGGGGACAGACTTGTTGCATTCCAGTTTGGGCGAACAACTTTTAAAACGCCACTAATAAATTCTAGTCCCTCTACACACGGCCACGTGGCCAAATTCGTAGTAGTGTTAAAATAAAACAATCCGCCTGCTGCACACGTAGGATGTGCAGGTAATCTGTTCAATGTTAAGGTATTTGTTGAATTCCATTGGCTATGTGGTACATCCCAAGAACCTGCATAAGTTGCAAAACTCACTGTGAGTAAAACAGTGCTGATAAGAATTTTCAATTTATTTTTCATTAATCTCTAAATGTCCACAACGGCTCGGGCGCGTCAACTGCATAAATACAATTTAAAATAGCTCCTGGAGGATTATTTACCCCCACAGCGTCAGCAAACTGAATCTCAGTTCCTGGTGTTCTAATATTACTTCTAAAGGTCATATCTGAAGCATATAAAGAAGCATTCATAACCTCCCCGCTGTGATTTGCACTGTAAATCCCGGTGTTTATGTAAGGCACACCTGTACTTGGCTCTGGGTTGTCTCCCGGGTACCCCTCTGCCACCTCATACACTTGCCCTGTTGACTGAGGAACTGTCTCCAACGGGCCGCCTGTGACGTATTGCGCGTAGGGCCCGCCAGAAATTGCTCGCCAATCTTTTACAAATGAGTAACCACCAGCCAACACCCCACTCTCTCCTAGATCATCATAGTGCATTCTAAATCCATGTTTTACACCTCCAGATGTGACAGTTCCGTACTTCGTTTCTGTCCTAACGTGATCTAATACCACCATAGTTGACCCCATAAACCGGGCTGGATTTTCGTGTGTTGTGTTTTTTGGGCAGGTAACTTTCGTATTAAATACAAATAAATTGCCTGAACCACCTGCCGAATAAACGCATCCGTGCGCAAATGTAAAATCACAGCCAAGTATCATAACCTTTCTAGCTCTGATAAAAAAAGACTCACCTGAGATATGCAAAGAGTTATTCGAATCTGTGTATTGTCCTCTCGCTACAATATTTTCAAACCATATATTCTGAGGAAACGCTCGGCTTGGCCCGCCATCTAATGTTATTCCATTATTAATATATGTAGAAGTTCTATCCCCATAAACATACAGCCCGTTATAGTCTGACAACAATTGAATCGCCCTCTCTTCTGGAGGTGGTATTAAAGTCACACCTACTAAGCTAATAGCGTTATTCGATCTGTTTCCGGTGATATAGATAGCATCTGTGTAGACCCCTTGGGCTAAGACAACATTAACGTTGCTATTATTACTTAATACAGATGAAGCCAAAGCCACAGTATCAACATTTACCGTTGTCAATGTTGATAGATTTGGCTTAGTTGGAAGTTCTAGCCCGTTAGGCGCTCTATCATCTCCTGTAGTTGTTGCCCAACTTTGAATAATAGGATTTGAGTGATTCCTCCAATAACTGACTACTTCTGCCGGAGAATACTCAGCAGTTCTCACTGCTCTGACCTTTTTAAAACGACTATAGACCCCAGATGCAACTCCAAAAATACTCATATTGTCCTTAACGCAAAAACAAGTGGATTGCTTGCGCATGTAGCACTTGGTGTAAAACCCACTACTTTAGGCCCACCAGGGCCTGTTGCATTACTGCTCCTAAAGACAGCTAAATCATTAACAAGCGAGCCGATTTGCTCATACCCGCTTCTCACGCTCGACACTGTTTGTCCGCCACCAATCAGCCAAAAAGCCGAGATAAGAGAGTCCTCTGAAGATGTAGTGATCTCTATAGTATGCTCTGTACTTTGTGGTAGAATAAGTTGTGTACCGCTATCGTCAAATTCCGCAGACGAGGCTTCAAATAAGGCACAAGTGCTTAACCCCAACCCTGCAAGAGTAATTGTAACACTGGCGAGCGTTTCGGGCGTTGTTATAGTGTATATGTAAGCTGTCTCCCCCCCCAACTCCATTAAATGAGAAGAGTTTTGTATAAATGGAACTGTACCCCCTCCATCTACATTTCCAACCACACTTGTGACAGTAGAAGCATAAGTTCTAAAAACAACGCCAGATAGGCTATTACTAGAAGTCAACAGAGGATATGATTGGGTAGTAGCACTACCAGATAAAGCTATTGGTTGCGTATTTTGAACCCAAGAAGCAGTTCCGCCCGATGGCGCGGCACCAAAGGCCCTCACCCCGTAGTAATATCCGCTCATCTTGAGTATCCAAACCGGTGAAGTTCAATATCGGCACACGCCTCTCCAGAGTCTGCCGAGACAATCTCTACAGTGAGAATATCTCCAACTTCAAAATTTCCATCAGAAATGCTTCCACCTGTGCTATTTTGCTCCCCTACCTCAATTGTAAGCAGCGAAGACAAGATAGACGATCCATTTCTTTTAACATCAATTTCGATATCAGACCCAGCAGGTGATAATCTAGCCCATGCACTTAACCCTGTTAGTGTGTGTAGCACACCAACCCTTCCATCAAAAACATCCCCCTCAACAACTTGAGATGTCCTGTCTGTCAACTTAATCTCTGTAAATTCGACTATAGCCCTGACCGAACCCACAGCAATAAACGTGTTTACCCCTGTGGGTTGTAGCCAAATAATCCCCGGGCCAGTTGAACCAATTATAGGGTCGGACGCCTCATTAATAGACACGCCAGATGGTGTAATTACTGGAGCAGCATCATTTGCATACCATGCTATAACCACAGATTTTCCACTAAAAGATGTGTCTACTGTAACAGCGTTAGCTGAGGCGTTCGTAACTAAAATCACGTCACCTTCATCTCCTATAGATAATATTCTGTCTCCATCTGAATCAATAACAGTAGTAGCTGTTAAAAGCGCTTTAGAGGAAAGATCTGCTACAAGATTAACAACACCCGCCTGGGGGAGGCCAATACAATTAGTAAGTGTCCCACTTACTGGTGTTCCCAGTTGTGGTGCGGTCATAACTGGACTTGTCAGCGTCTTATTCGTAAGTGTTGCAGTATTAGTACGCTCTGCAAACACATGTGCTGTTGATGCAATTTGTGTGGTGTTTGTAGCTGCCGCAGCAGTTGGTGCTGTTGGCGTGCCTGTCAATGTAGCAGAGTCAGCTCTTACTGGAGCCCCAGTGCCCGTGGCAGCAGTCCAGGCAGGCAAGGCACTTGCACCACCTCCTACTAGGATTTCTGTTGTAGCCCCTGCTGCAAGAGTTTGAAGAGCCCCCGTGGCAGTTGTCCCTGCTGCAATAAGGCCGTAAGCTGTAGTGCTTGTAGAGCGTCCTGTACCGCCGTCTACAACCGATACATCAGCACCTGAAGGTGCATAGTAGTCTGTTCCTGCTACAGCCGCAGCAATGACGCCTGCTGTAGCTTTCAGAAGACCTGTAGTGCTCGCACGCTTAAGAGTCTTCCCCCCTGTTCCACTGAACAATGCAATTTCATTGTCAACACTGGAAGCAGGGCCAGTGACATCACCGTCTCCTGAACCTCCGCCTGAACTTCCACTACCACCTAAATACCAAAGACTGCTCATCGCACCACCTCAACCCATCCGTTGCTTGTTGTTGCTGTAAACCTTAGGGCAGAAACTGCCCCAACTAAAACAGCATCTGTATTTTCTGTAACTGTTGAAGGCGTCCACTCTGTCCATACTGCTGCTGGCAAGCCACTAATGACCTGGATTGCATTAACAGAAGTAGAAGCCTCTACATTCATAGAACCGCCAACCCCAGGTCTGACTTTGACTGGAATAGGGGCTTCGTAATTTCTCATATCGAGAACATATGGCGTTCCCACCACTACCTCAAACATCTCTGGGTAGTGACGAGTGCTAGAACTCATGCTCATTTTATTGTTTCCTGATTACTACCCGTCGGGTAAAATGGCTCCGTACATTGGAATCGAACCAATCTAGCCAGTGATTAACAGTCACGCCCATGCGCCTTGCTCGGGTTCTACGGAATAAAAGAAAAGCCCGCTCAAGGGCGGGCTATGTAAGGAGCCGGGTATTCCGGCTTTGAAGCGTAGCTTATAGCTGTCTTCGTTTGATCGTTTATCTAGAAGGGCAATGGTAATCGCGAAACCTCTAGCATACTTATGGTCTGAGAGGGAGGACTTGAACCTCCAGGAGCCACTTGGCCCACGGCTTCCAAAGCCGTAACGCTACCAGATTACGTGAGTACACATTCTAAGAATGTGAGCCCTTCGGGTTACACTCAGATATTTGGAGCGGGTGACAAGTAACGATCTTGCCTAGTCAGCTTGGAAGGCTGTTGCCTATCCGTCTAGGCTACACCTGCATGTGTTTTACTTGTGGCGCTGAAGGTGAGACTCGAACTCACGAAGGTTACCCGAGGGCTTACAAAACCCTTGCAATTGCCGCTATGCGACTCCAGCAAATCTGTGTCAGGCTTGCACTGGCCTGCTAAGACTTATTCTACAGACTTTCCGCAGTCTGTCAAGAACTTTATTCGGGTGTTCTCACAGTTGAGAAATCCACGATTGGTGCACGAGGTTTTCCTTGTGCAGGTAATTCTACCAGTTTCCCAGTAGGATTACCTGATAGTTTGAATTCCGCAATAAGTCGATTTAACTGATCAGCAGATATCTTTTCTGCAATACTGACCTGTAACTCTAACAACTTAATCGCTATTCTCTCTTTTCTGCCCTCGTCCTTGGTATCTTTCAGCAAGGTCACTAGAGTTTCTAGTGCTGTTTTCTGTTCCTTACTAATTGCCTTGTGTAATTTCTCTAAGTCGATTACACTGTCAAGGAAGCTGGCATCTTTCACTGTCACAACAGCTTTTTCTGTCATGTCTTCCTCCAAATTCTATGAAATGATTTTCGCATTATACTACAACATTAGAAATTTGTCAAGAGGGTCTGCACCTCAAATTTTCAGCAACAAAACTTTACAGTTGTAACAAAACAGAAGATTATCACTAATATATAGCGCCCCAGGCGCCAGCCCCTCTGGCCCTGAAAGGGCTTGTGCACCAACAACTTAGGTTGTTTCTTACGACTCCTGCGGAGTCTTTTTGCACAGTAAAGAGAGAAAAGAGTTGCTTAATTCTTAAGCTTGTCAATAAGGGTTTAAAGAAATAAAAGACTTGACAAGGTATTTCTTAGGGTGTATAATACGTTTAAGAGAAGATCATAGTTGTATCTTTAAGAGACATACATAAGATTGTATAGCCGCTAGACGGCCAGCACAAGAAAGAGAGCACAAGAAGCTGCTAGCTTCCACACTTGTGCTCATACATGCTTCTTGCTATGTATAAATACTTCTAGCGCCTGGGTGCGCCATACAGTGTAAGTAATAAATAATAGTTAGTTCTTAAGTTAGTAACATAGTTCATTCATTAGTTAGTTTATTAGTAGTATGTTTATTAAATAACTTACAACTTAGTAGAATAACTAAGAGACTAAGTTACTTAATAAACCATTCAATACTAATATAATTCATAAGTAATTATATATATATATATAATAAATAATTCACAGGAGATGTCTATGACTAAGCCTTGGAGTGACGATGAAGCATTTGGTGCTAGGCATCTCGCAGACGACGGAAGCGTTGGTTACGAAATTTATCTTGACTTTGATTCAATTATCCGTACAATTGAAAATATATTGAGTCTTGACGAACAATTTTACGAGGAGGAAAATAATGAGTGAGAAGAATATTCCTAAAGAAGGAGAAACACAATCCACAGTAATCCTGGAACCTAGTCTTCCACTGTTCATTTTGAAAATTGATGAACACCGAAGAGAAGGATGGGAATTCATTCCTGATGTTCCTCCTGCAACCTGGGGCTTTAGTTACGAATGCCATCTCCAACGTTTTCGAAGTGCAGAAGAACTTGTAGCAGATGCAAAAGCCGTTGCAGACGCCCTAAAACCCACTCGGGAAGAAATCCTAGTCAAAGCAAGAGAAGCAAAAGCCCTTAAACGGGTTCAGGAGGCTTTAGAGGGTGCTCAAGCAGGGGTAGGTGCTCCCACCTCAAACAAATCGCTCCTAGAGCCTTCTGAGGCCCTTCCTGAGCCTCTGGATAATCCATCTAACCCCCAGTCTGCCACTTTCACTACAGATTTACCTAATTCAGAGGAAAATTCCTGATGAAGGGGGTTGCTCATCTGAAGGAGAGGGTGCTACAGGCTGAGGCAGAAAGAGACCACTTACAGAGTCTTTTGGATACATTCTTTTCTGGAGATATCCCTGAGAGTGCAAGTATGCAACACTTTATTCTTGCCAAATGGGGAAGAAAACGACTTGAAGAAATGCGGAAAAAGCCCGCTATTCTTCGACCTAGTAATACATAAGAAATGGAGGCTTAATGGGCCGAGCCAAGCAACCTGCTGTACATCGAAGCAAGCGTGTGAAAGAAACTATTCCTGCTGAAGAATTATTTGATGTGCCAGAAAAATCACCAGTCATTTCAACTTTAGAGCCCAAGACACACAATCAGAAAGTAGCTTTAGCCTATCTCCAATCCTTCACCCCTGTTGTGCTTCTGACAGGGAGCGCAGGAACTGGTAAATCTCTTCTAGCTGCCTATCATGTGGCAAATCTTCTCAAATCTAAGAAAATCAAGAAATTATACTTAGCAAGACCCGCTGTAGGGGTGGGTAAATCTATTGGATTGCTTCCAGGGGAAATTGAAGAAAAGTTAGCCCCTTATTTCGCGCAGTTTATCACTCACCTCACTAAGTTTCTAGGTACATCTTACACGAAGTATTGCCTTGAGAAGAAAGTAATTGAGATGCAGCCTGTGGAGTACATGCGTGGATTGAGTTTTGAGAATTGTTCGGTTGTGTGCGAGGAAGCACAAGGTTTGACTCACAGTGAAATGGAGATGTTTTTAACACGTTTAGGTGATAATTGCCAACTGGTTTTCACCGGCGACACGAAGCAAAACGATCTAAAAACAGAGAGTGGTCTTGCAACAACAGTGAAGTTGATTGAGAAGATGCTACAAACCCACCCCTCTTATCTTTCTCGTGCAGACATTGACAGACTTGACGAAGGTTTTGGTATTGTAAAGTTTGAACCAGAGGACGTTGTAAGAAATAGCCTCACGAAGTCTCTTGTAAAGATGTACTTCTATAATTGAAGGAGACGAAATGAGACAAGTAAATAGGCAAGCACAGAATTTCTCCCAAGACGATTATGACGAGCCTTCAGGTCAGTTCTCCGTGATGGCGGAGCCATTGGTGGTGTATGGCTACAAGATCAACATCAATCGCCCCATTCTAGGTGCATGGCAGTTTGAAGGGGCTGTAGAGGTCTTACAGCGTGCTACGGAAGACGATGGTGTGCTTATCAACCTCCAGACTCCAGGGGGCTCTGTAGATGCCACAGACATGCTTGTACAGGCTATGGCTGATTGTCCAGCCCACATTCATACAAAGGCTTCAGGAGGCGTTTGTAGCGCAGGGACAGTGATTCTGCTGAATAGCGACAGCTTCGAACTTTCTAAGAACTTCTATGCTCTGATCCACAATGGTTCTACAGGCTCCGTTGGAAAGTACAGTGACTACGCAGCAGAAGTTGTATTCAGCACAAAGCATCACGAAAACTTTATCCGTAATTCCTATGAAGGCTTCTTGACGGAGGAAGAGATTGATGCCCTCCTGAAGGGCAAGGACTTCTGGATGGAGGGCAAGGAATTTGGTAGCCGCTACGAAGCTAGACAAGCCTTCTTGGTGCAGAAGCATGGATGTAACAATTGTAACACCGACGAAAAAGTAGTTGACGAATAAAAAATTTCAGATAAGATGCCCACATGCTCACAAGGCATGTGGGCTTTTTCTTTGTCTTCTAGAATCAGGAGGTAGACTTGAGCGATACTTGTATGTGCAAGGATCAATGGTGTCCTGCGAAAGAACAATGCTACAGATATGTGGCTCCAGTGAATGAATACCGACAGTCATATTTCATGTTATCTCCTAGAGTGGATGGCAAATGTGAAATGTATGTCCCATGCAACTATGATGGAGGGGAGAAAAATGTTACAATTCTGGGTAGAACTGTTGCCACTCTTTGTGGTAAGATGGATGGCTAGAGACCTTCCC